TCATGAAACATATTTGTGGTGGCTGTAGCGTACAGATTCCTGTGCTACTTTTGCGTAAATCATAGTCGTGTCAAGCTTTTCATGTCCGAGCATCTTCTGTAAGTCGGTGACATTCATTCCCCGTTCGAGCGCCATGCTCGCTGTTGTGTGTCTTATCAGATGCGGGTATAAGTGTTTGCCGATGCCGGAACGTTCGCCAATCTGCCGGACTATCTGCTCAATTTGCGTCTTTGTAATGCCCCGATATGGCTGACGGACGGTGGATATCACGCTGTCGGAATCGCCCTTCCGACTGAGCCAGTATTTCTTCAGAGCCACTTCCGCACGAGCATTGATGTACGATATCCGGTGCTTACTGCCCTTTCCGAACAGGTGGACTTCCTTAGTCCGAAAGTCAATGTCAGTTTTCTTCAGAATCACCATTTCCGAGACACGGCATCCGGTGCTGTAGAACAGTTCCACAAGGGCTTTTTCCCGATAATCCTTGCAAGCATCCCGAACTAATTCTAGTTCGATATCAGACAACGGCTCACGTGGTTTGGCTTCAAACTTGATTGGATTTATTCGGCTACAAACATTTTTGGTCAGATACTCTTCCTTGACGCACCAGTCCAGAAACGTGTGAATAATAAGACGTTTCCCGTCAATCGTCCGGTTGGTGTTGCCTTTTGCCGACAGTCCGAACAGATACACACGGATATCATTTGTGGTTATCTGGTTCAGTGGTTTGTTGACTGTCTGGAAGAAGTCGTCAAGGTTGCACTTGTACGTCCTCAATGACTGTGGGGACATACCCTCAATCTTTTTCGATACCAGATACACCTTGTAGCACTCCGGTATGCAGTCTTGATACGGCACGATTTCTGTGATTTTCTTCTCAATGTCGAAGTTTGCCGAAAACATTTCCAATTCCATCAGCACGGTTTTCATTTGCTCCGGTGTCAGCTTTCCGTCCAGTTTGGTCATAAATTCAGTCGCAAAATTTTCCATGAAAAAAGCCCTCCTTTTGGGTACACAAAGGGAAGGCACTGTGATATAATATACCTGTACCCTTTGTGGTGCTGTTGGAGTCGAACTTTTTGATTGGTAGTCGGGAGTTCGGCTCCTTTTTTGTTATAATGTTTTGCTCGTATTATAACACTTAGCACATCGCCGTGGTAGCTTTTTTATGAAATTTTCAAAGTTTATTAATCAACTAAATGGGAATTCTTACGAACCATTTACGATTGAAACAACTTAATAATTTTCCTCTTTAAACATCAGCAACTTAATGCCTCCCCATATGGTTTCGCTGGCGTTTATCGTCAATGTAGATGTGTCATCACTGTATGTACCCGAAAAAGTCCTGTTTGCCACAAAGTCTGCAATTTTAATAAAATTTACTGTCCGTTTTTACTATTTAATTCATTAAGTGCTCCAATCACCGTCTGGTTGCTCGTCTGCAAGTTGCTGATGACCGCATTGGTCAGTTTCTCAACGATCCAGTTCCAGATTCCGCTGAACGGCGAAAGCTTGTTTGCCTTCGATGTTGCGTCGTAAATCATCAGTGTGTCGTTGTCCGCCGGTGTTGCTTTCTGTGAATACTCGTTAAATTTTCCCATTATTGTAATCTCCTTTCTAACTCTTTGATATGTTTTTCTTGCTCGTCAACCTTTGCGCTAAGTTCCTGTATGGCTTTGATTGCATAGTTCAAAAGATACGGACTGTTAATCTGTTTAATATCCATCTCGCCGTTTTCGTCATATCCGCCGCCCAGTGCCAAGTTCGGGTCGATTTCTTCCAGTTCGTCCGCCACGAAACCAATGTTCTGATGCCATCCGCCCATCCGCTCTTTCCAGTCAAACTGACGGACTTTCATGCGATTAACCGTTTCGAGAGCGTCTGTTTCGCTGTTTTTGACGTTTTCTTTTAGACGGATGTCAGAAATATTCAAGTTCGTATAAATATAATACATTTTATAAGAACTGCCGCCCCACTGTGCTTTTACACCAAGGCGATAATTACTATGTTCGGTACCGGCTCCATATCCATTTGCGTGATAGTCAGAATGCAAAAAAGCTACTCGATTCCCGTCGGCAGTAACAGATGCTATGGGTTGCCTCGTTACCGCTTCGCTCGCTTTTTTACTTTGATTTTCATAATCATAAAAAAGGAGTCTGCCTTCTATTTTGGCATCTTTACGGACTGTCAGTTTGTCTAACTCGCCTATGATGTTAGCAAGTGAATCGAATGAAATTATGCTTTTTTCAAGATGCAAGTCTTCGTCTGTACCCGTACCACCGCCTGCTATATCCTCAGTAAAGGTCAAACCTTTCTTGTTAAATGCAATTTTACCCTTTGCATTTTTATCGGTAAGCGTCGTTGCTCTAGTTTCTATTCCGTTTTGTCCAATGGTTAAGATCAAACTTCCACTGCTATCGTAGATTTTCACCAAGCCGTTTCCGTCATTCCGCCCGCCGAGTGCAAGTATTCCACCTTTGGCAGCGTTGAACGAAATATACAATGTCTGGTTTCCGCTCTCATCTTTTTCGTAGTACAGACCCTTGAATTTCCCATCGTCTGATAGGATGTCAACTATCTGCTCCTGTGTCAGTGACGCCACATCGACCGCAACGGAATACGTCTGGTAGTCCGCAAGTTTGGTTTTCGACTGGTCAAAATACAGTGAAACCTTGAGCATGTCATGAGCCTTGAGCGACAGTCCGTTGACATTAATCTTCAGGCGGTCAAGTGCCGCAGTCTGCGATACTGTGAGTATAGCCCATGTAGCGCCGTTGTCGGTGGATTTTTCCAGTTTCCACCAACCTTTTTGTGACTGTGCAATCTCGCCGTTTCCGTCACGATAGAACGAATCCACAATGAGCGATGCCGGCGTTATCTTCTTGTCTGCTCCCATCAGTAACACATCTGCATTGCTCTGGAAGAAGTAAGTCCTTCCGGCAGTACCCGGTTCACCCTTAATCTTTGTCCAGCTATATTTCGTCGGGTCGGTGCTATCGTCTGGCGTGTAATCGGTATACTGCCCGATATACAGCTTATTGACGCTATCATCCACGGAGAAACCTGTTCTACCATCCGCACTGTTGGCATATGCGATATGGAAGTACGGCGTTTTTCCATTTACTCCCGGTGTTCCCGGCACGCCCTGCGCTCCGTCTGCCCCCTTAATCAGTGACCACGTATACTTCGTCGGGTCTGTGCTGTCGGCTTCCACGAAGTCCACGTACATGCCGATATATTCACGGTTTCCGTCAGATACCGAAAAGTCTGTTTTGCCATCCGCACTGTTGGCATAGGCAAGGTGCGTGTACTGTGTCTTTCCGTCCTTACCGTCTTTTCCTGGGATGCCGTTTGCTCCATCCTTGCCATCGTATCCATCGACGCCACGGAACCGGCTCCACGTATAATCTGCCGGATTAGTGCTTTCTGTAGCCGTGTCCTTATTCGTTGCGATGCCGATATAGGTCGCCTGTGTCACCGTGTAGATTTGTTCTCCGGCACTATCCAGAATCGGACTACCGGCGCTGTCTAACAGCGGTACATAATCCGGGTTGTCTGACATGTCAAGTCCATCCGGTCTTGTGGCGTATTTCATCCACGTATAAGACGACTTGCCGTCTGCTCCCTTTGGCCCTTGTGCGCCCTGGTCGCCCTCGAATTTTGCCCACGTGTACTTGCTTGGGTCTGTACTGTCAACGCCGGAAAAGTCCGTATAAGTTCCGATGTATTTGTTTGGTGTCTTGCTCATCTGTGCCGCTGTCGGGTTCTGTACCGGTGCGTACTGGATATGCAGATACGTTGTCTTTCCATCTATTCCAACGCCCGGAATTCCCTGCGGTCCGGCGTACTGTTTCGCAAGTGAGAACTGTTTCGATACGACAAGGTTATTCAGATATGCGGCTTTGATATTCACCCATCCGCTGTCTGCGGTCAGCCCGGTAACAGTGTACGTCTTAGTTTCCTTATTCCAGTTTCCCTGTATGTTCTGGGACGCCGTAATAGTGTACGTACAGTTATCCGTGATATCCTGCGTGCCGTACATGACGGTCGCCGTTGTGGTGCACTCCGGGAACTCTGTATAGTTGCCGTCAGAGTCTACCGGGATGCCTTGATAGTCGTTGTCAAGCTGCATGGTCATGTTTCTGGCCAGAGCTGCCATGTTCTCAACATCTTCAATCTTTTCATCAAGTGGCTTACCGCCGATCGTCACATAACTTCCGTCAAGGGTAACTGTTCCGGTATCCATGTCTGCTTCAAATATCACATTTCCGCTCTTGTCTCTTACGATGAGTGTTCCTGCGTTAATATAATCAGCATTAATGCCCTCTGCATAGAGTAGCCTGGTTATTAATTCGCCAGTCACCGCAAAGCCGTAAGGATACGTTTTTCCACCATCAATCGACACGGCAAACGCCTCTGCTGTCAGCTTCCAGATTATGTTAGATTCTGCTATGGTTGCTTTGTTGTGCATATAGTATATGATACTACCATCCTGTTGTGGCTCCTGTGTCATATACAGACCGCTAGAAGATTTAAGCGTTTCAGCTAGTCTCTGTATAGCCTCTTCTCTTGCGGATTTTTCTTTTTGCACCATCTGACGTGCCGCAACTATAGTTTTCGTGCTATTCCCGTAAAAGTCACTGCTGCCTCTGATTGGATCATCGGCCTGTGTCTTAACTGTAGTCAGGCCGCCCACGTTACCTGATACATCTGTCAGAGGAGTAAGGTACTTATTCCCTAATCGGTCGTAAGTGTACACCATGTCTCCAAACTCGACGAGCGGGTTGTACACCAGATCACCCTCAAGATTCCGGAATCGTGCTCCTGCAATCTGTTCGCCGATAATATTCGCCACTGTCTGAAGCTGATCGGTATCAATCAGCTCGTTCTCAAGTTCAAGGACGTAGCCTTCCTCTCCGTACATGCCGGAATAATCAGTATTAGCATCGTCGTTTGACTGCCCGTTCGTTACCTTGATTCCAGTTATAACTATATCGTCACTAGAAAGTGTAGGTGGGTTTCCATAGTTCTTCAATTCCGGAACATCTGCTTTTTCAAAATCCCATTTCACAAACTGGAGATTCCCGAAATAATCAATTCGCGCGTTCGCAGACTCAACCATAGCCGCATATCCGAACAGCTGGCGAAATGTCATGCTGTCAGGAACACTTCTTATTATAATATCGCCGTGTTTCATGGTTAGATTCATGCCTATGCCGACAGTCTTACAGGCATCTCTGACAAGGTTAATGAGCGACTGCGGCAGTTTCAATCCGCTGGTATATGTCTTATTCGCCTTATACATATCATCCAGTGCCGTAACATTGATGATATCTGAGTACTGCTCCGGCGTAGTGACTGTATAGACTCCCTTGTCAATAGTTTCAATGATGTCTTTTGTAGCTGCCTGTGTTGCGATGATAGGATCACCGGTACTGTCCAGAATCGGGTTATAACTTTCGTCCAGCAGCGTGCTTACAGATTCCGGTGCTGCATACGACGTCTGAAGCTTCAGATAAGCATGAATCTTAGCTCCGTAAAAGTTGTAGTTCTTCCACTGCTCCTGATCGTTATTAATGCTCAGCGTCAGCGTTTTACAGATAGTAGCGCCGACCGGAAAGCTACTGCTCTCTGCACAGTCAGAAAACCCGTTGTCGCCGTTCATGATATCTTTGTTGATGGTCTTTTTTGTTCCGTCAGGAAAGGTGATATCCACTACCATTCTGACTGGCTCACCAGCTTCAAGCTTTTCTCTAAATGCGTTACTTACGTTAATCACAGTGGATTCACCCCCGTCATGTTAAACTCTAATGTTGACATAATCTTTCTATCGTCCGACAGTTCCCCGATAGCTATGTTTTGTGTCTGACCTACGTAGAACGGAGCGTCTCTCCAAACTCCGTAATACGGCGAAAAATAATGTAGCGTAAATTTGTGTCCTTTTGCTATCATTTGCAAAATCTTAGTTGCTTCCTCCATTGGGAGGTCGCTACCCTTATATGTATACTGTTCTACAGTGAACATTGGCGTGAAGTAGCCTACGCCGTACTGCGTCCTCTGACTGGATTCCGTGTAAGTCGTGGCAAAGGAGAGCGCAAGGTCTTTATCTGGTTGCCAAATCACTGTTCCGTTGATTTTATATTTTTCCATAACGCCCTCCTTCCTATGCCATCTCAAACGGGTTTCTGCCGCTTGTATCTCGCCTCATCTGCGCTTCTTTCATTATCTCGTCAAACAGCGTCCTGCGGTTGATCTGAGCTGTAAATCGGTAGCTTCCACCGCCAGCCTGTCGTCCTGCTGTTTCTTCCCGGACAATCTTTCTGAGCAGAGCTTCCGGTGTCTCGATATTGTTACCCTGTTTCTGGTCGCCCAGCACTGCAAGAAACTCACTTCGAGGTGGAATGACCGCACCTTTGGCTAAATACGGAACTGTTGGAACTCGTGGAAAAGTAGCTTTAAACCCGATAGTCTTTGAACCAGTCGGAGTTGGCACTTTCCATGGGCCAAACGAAAAAGCTGATTCCACGGTACTGATTGCACCGTTAATAGTTCCAATAGCGCCGTTGATAGTACTGATTACTTTGTTGAATACTGACACTACGGTGTCTCTTATTTTTGTGAATATATCAACTACGGTATCCCTCGCATTAGAAAACTTGTCGACAATAGTGTCCCTAATAGCTCCTACTTTTGTAGTTACCGTATTCCACATGTTTTTGAAAGTGGTCGTGGTTTTTTCACTCACATACTTCCATACCCCACTGATTTTTTCCCTAAGGTTTGTTAATTTTTTTGTAACTCCGTCAACAAGTCCCCTTGTTTTTCCAATAACCCAGTCTTTCAGTTTTGTAGCAGCTTCTTTGATTTTGTCCCAGTTCTTGTACAGCAAAACGCCGATTGCTATAGCTGCGCTGACTGCGATTACGAAAATTCCGGCAGGACCGATAGCTGTTGCAATAGCTTTAATTCCGCCCATGATGCCACCTGTACCAGTCATTAACGAGATAAGCCCTTTTGCGGCCATAGCTATTCCAGACACGCTCTTAATAACACTCGATGCCAATCCTGCAATCTTTGCTGCTGCGAACGCCCCAATCAAGGCCGCACCGAATGCTTCAACTATCGGCTGATGATCGGCAAGAAACGTAGCTACTTTTGCGACCAAATTAACCACTGTCGGAAGTCCTACCTCAATGACCCATTTCAGCATCGGAAGAACAATATTTTTGTAAATCCATTCAAGGACATTCCCAATAGATTCCAAAATTGGAGCAAATGCGCTCGTCAAATTGCTGATGGATTCCAGCAATGGATAGAAGTCCAAATTTGCCGCCCATGTTGCCGTATCCTCTGCAATTTTCTCAACAAACTGCATAACTACTACAAGAGCATCTGCAATGTTCTGAATAATCTGTGTCCCGACATTGTTCTTGTTCCATGCGTCAGCAAAGCCGGATGCAATGTTACCGATAGTCTTAAGCACATTCTGAGCAATCTTCAGCATGGTCGTAAGCATCGTCGTGCCTGTGCCATTTGTCCAGACTTCCACAAGGCTTTTGCCTACACTCTTAGCAAGCTTTGCAATTCCTGACAAAGCAATGTTTGCCGCATTAATGGTGTTCTTGCCCTCTTTTTTCCAAGCGTCCTGAAATGGTTTCCAGAGCTTTTTTAAGAGCTTCGCAAGCTTTTCGGCTGATTTGCTGATTTTATCCAGAGCAGTTTCACCCTCTGCTACTTTTCCATAATCTACGTTGCTGACTGCACTCGGAAGAGATGTTCCGCCGCCACTGCCGCTACCGGATGCCGACGGAGTTTTGCTTGCTGTTGATGATGTATCCTGTGTAGAATACCGATTAATTTCATCGAGCGGACTAAGGTATCCTTTCGCCGCTTTTGCCGCATCTTTTGTGGCATCAGCTACGTCTTCTGTAGAATCTGCTAACTTACCGGCGTTGTCTGCTGCCTGTCCATAAGTGTCTGCCGTATCCTGCACGCCACTTGCATCGCCTGTAAGGCCTGCTCCACTTCCACTTGTCTGACCGGAAGATTTCTTGCCAGTGATAAGCTCCGTGAAGCTTTTGAAAGCATTCGCCAAAGTTGCCAGTTTGCCTAGCAGAACATTAATCACTTTCAGAACAGGCGTGAAAATATTAATCAGTCCCTGCCCGACTGTTGCCTTGAGAGACTGCAGCTGTAACTGCATAACTCGCACTTGGTTCGCCCAGCTGTCAGAAGTACGGATGAAGTCTCCAGATGCAGCCGATAACTGTTTCTGCACAAAAGCCAAGCGGAGAGCAACTTTCTCCTGTTCTGTCATTTCAGATGTGGTTTTTCCGTATCCGTTCGCCAGCGCATACTGATCAAGTGCCGACTGGGTCATTACCACGCCAAGGTCCTTGAGCGTTTCTGTTTCGCCCGTAAACACTGATTTCAGTTTGATATAAGCCAGGTCTTGACTGATGTTATAAAATGATGCTACATCACCGGTCAGCTGCGTCAGAGCCGTTGACATGTCGTAAGCCTGCGATTCTGAGAATCCAAATGACTTGGACATTGCTCCGAACGTGCCGACATATCTTTTTGCCATGGTTTCTGATAATCCGGCTGAGGTCATGGCGTTCTTTGCGAATTCATTGACTTTATCCGACATGGTCGTAAATGTAACATCGACCACATTTTGCACTTCTGCGAGGTCAGAGCCAAGCTCCACGCACTCTTTTCCGAACTGTACTAACTTGCCAACTGCAAACGCCCCACCAATCAGCAGTCCGATTTTTTTTACAGCACTTCCAAGGCCGTTAAATGACTGTTTTATAGCTGATACGCCTTTTTGAACACCGGTTGTGTCTAATCTGGTATCAATAATGACTGAGCCATCAGCAGCCATGTGTCCACCTCCTAACTATTTGAGGTTCAACATCTCATTCAGCTTATCTTTATAAGCTTGCTCCTCATCGCTGAGACGTGTTTTTATGTCAATTGTGTTTTTGTTTTCCTGATAGAATTTCTTTTCCCATTTATCCAGGCGTTCGCCTTTTGCCTTTTTTGACCGGATTCCAACAACTGTATTAAACAGGCATTCACCGGATTCCATGAAGTACCCGAAGAACGTCCACCAGTGCATATAAGGCACTGCTCTGATTTCTTTGCCCGCAACCTTGTTTACAGCCGGCACAATCATATCTCCGTCCTGCTCCCAGTCCATTAATCGGGGCTTGGGGCGGTTTGGATTATCGTCCGACTGTCCACAGTCGATAAACTCGCAGGCTCTCTGGCAAGCTTCTGTAAGATGTTCTGGGGGTATGCTTTGCCAGTCCTCAAACAGAATCTGCAACATAACAACTGCTTTCGCCTGCTCGTCCAGTTCTGGGTCATTCATGGCTATGAGAATATCAATAATCGCTCGAAAATCGGTTCTAATAGAAAAATCCACCCCACTTATATTGAGTGAGGTGGGAAGCTCATAGGCGGTCATTTTGCATACTTCTCCGTATACTTATTGACTGCTGCCTGCATTTTCTTTTTTCTCTTTTCGATTTCCGGCGCAATTGCTTCTGCGATCTTATCAAGTACGATATAAGCGAACACCTGACCATTGCCGAATACAGTGGTTGCCGTGATCGGCTCTTTAAACAGGTCTTTTGATGCTTCATATCCGAGCAGGTAGTTGATTTTGTCTTCAATCTGTTTATTGAGTTCCGCCATCTCTTTACCAGAAGTGACTTTCTGAATAGAATCTTTAAGCTGCTCAAAGTATTCTGCCAGTTCCTCCGCACGTGCTGCTACATTGATGTCCGTCGGGTTCAGTTTGAAAGAAGAAAAAACTTCATCTTCGTTATTCGTGAACGTGAAAATGAGAATTCCATCATCAATTTTTGTATTAATTACTTTTGCCATTTAGCGTACCTCCTTGTATATGTGTTTATTCGCTGTCAGCTGTGAATGTACCGGAACTGATATCAAATTTTCCTTTTACACGTTCGCCAGTATAGTTGACGGTAAATGGAATCTGATAGCCGGATGTATCACCGCCGTAGGAGGTCGGCACAACATAACAATCCTGCTGATATGCTTCATACTTGCCTGCTGTGGCTTCTGTCCAGAGGTGAACCTCAACTGCTTTTGTTTTGAGGTTATCGTCTTTGTATCTGTTGTCTACGATCTTCTGTAATGCTGTGAACAGATCAGATGTGGTATCTGCGTAGAACGGATCAGCGTCAGAAGAAACTTCGTAGCCGTTATGCTTGAATGTGGATTCTCCAAGAATGTTTTTAGATGTTTCAGTATCTGGATTGAGTTCTACATTGTACTCTTCCAGATCCTTTCCAAGGCGCTCATACTTCGGTGTCAGTCCTCCACAGAGAGAACCCGCATCGATGTAATGAGCCATATATTTGCGGTCAATTTTGCCTGTAACTGCCATAGAAATGTCCTTTCTGCCTATAACTTTTAAAAGGCTGTGTAGGTTAGCAACTATCTCCAATTGATAGCCGGTTGTTACTTGTTATATTACTTCATAAGCGTTTTCATAGCGCACTGATAATGGCAATAGCCAATCCTGTACTCCACTCTCCTGCGGTTCTAAACCATAAGAGTTGTCGCGGGTGATGCGTTTTATCACTCGTCCCTGTGAAAGCTCAGGAAACGTATTTAAACGTGTCTCAGAGCCGTTTATAATAACTGGTTCCCGGCATATCCATTTGCCGAGATTGTCAAGAAACTTCTGAACAGATAACTTCTGCCTTTCCTTGTCAGATGCTGTGCGGTATACCACATAAAATGGATACTGGCATACCTGATGCATTGTTCCACAAACATCTTCTTTTTCTGAATAGATCAACGCTCCGTTATCTGCTGAGAACGCAATTCCAGATTCTTTGCCAAGTTCTTCAAATTTGATTGTTTCATTTTCGTACAGTCCCGGATACTGGCTTAAAAGTGCTTTCATGGCATCTGTCAAAATCTCATATCCAGTTGCATCTTTACCGATAGGTTTATCCGCCATGTCTGCCACCTCCTGCCTGCGCTTTTACTTTACGAATCCACGTGCTACCGTATTGTCGTTTAGCGGCATCGAACCACTTTGCCTGCGCCCGTGGGTGTGCCTGTCTGGTGTATTCGAGATTCTCCTTTGCGGCTGTCTGACCAGAAAACTGGCTGACGAGGACTTTCTTTGCTCCACGTCTTGCGTAGGGACTTCCAGTTGCTTCATCAACCATTCCTTTCCCCTCGTACAGAAAGCGCCCATAAGGAGCCGCCGCCGCGCATACTTTCCCAGTTCCTTGCAAGGATGTGCTCTCAACTTTTGTTCGGTTAATGAAGTCCCCTGTAATCATCGGCATAAACGGCACCATGCTGTCCATAACCATTCCATCAAGGAGATACTGGGCTTCTTGATACTGTCTGGAGAATCTGTCCATATTCAGCTTTATTTTTATATCTCCATCGACTACGGAGAACCCTTTAAAATGATGAATCTTACTCATATTACTTACCCAGAATTTCAAAATGTGGAATCAGTGTATACGGACCACCAACACTGGTAATCTTAAACACGTTATCCTTGTTCTCATTCATGTACTGGTAGAATCCATTCCGATAATCACTGTCAGTTACCGTTCCACCAGTCCATTCACCCTCCCAGAAAAACGATTCGTCCGAGAATGTGATAGTGTCTTCCAGAGCGTTGTTGATCTGCCTTTTCCACTCTTTAGGCGGCACCCATGGAAGAATCTTGCCGTCTTTATCAGTAATGGTTATATCGCTATTCTGAACGGTATATCGGATGTGCAGCTGTGCGTTGTCTGTTGCATCTGGTCCGTACTTTTTGAGGATTGCTCCCTTATCCGTAACCAAGTCAACACCAGATAACACATGAGGATACCAGTACGCATCTCTTGTCGTGGCTGATTCATAATAATCAAAAATCGTCACAGTTTTGCTATACATGATACCCTCTCCTTAATATTATTCTTTCTGCACTGTCTGCTTAATAATCTGATTCACACCAGTAGCCGACAATCCGTTAAACATACCGACCGCAACTGCTGTGATATAATCCGTTGCCGGGAAATCCGGGATGATTCCCATTCCGACTGCTCCGAGAATTCCACCAATAACCGCCATGATTACTGGAATCCATTCATCAGAAATCCTTTTTGATGCTTTACAGCCCATTCCTACAATGTAGCAGATCATAACGATTGCGATACATGAGCCAAGTGTTGCAATGTCCATTATTCAGATACCTCCTTAAATTCTTCTTCAAACTCATCCTTTACCATTGTATCAAAATATCCTTCTTCATCACGCAAGACGTAGTCTCCAGGCTCTATGAGTACCGAATCTACTCTTTCACCATCTCTAAATAGAGCAGGATATGTAGAAATCTCAATGTTCGGTGAGTTAAGATTGTTATTGATTTTTACCGAATTGCCAACAAACTTTTCAATTTGAGCTATACCTTCAGGAGTGGTAAAACATTGAATAGCTTCAACTATAGTCGGTTTTATTCGTACATATTTCATACTCACACCCCCGCATTTAAAATCGGTATTCCATCATCCGTCCTTACCCCCATCAAAAGCGGTAAAGCTGTCTTGTAAAGTAAGTCGTTCGTTTTCTGTATATCTCCGGCGGCGGCATACACCGCACTCCATTCCTTTGCACTCGCCCCAATCTGCTGAGGTGTTGCGTAAGAGATGGATTCACTGCCGGAACTTACAGATGTTACAATGCCTGTTGATTTGCCGCCGACATTTGTGTCGGTTACATTTGCCGATGCCTGATTAATAGCATTCTTTTCAGCAAGTTCAATCTGATACATTAATTCAGCCAATGAACAGACTGCCTTTTTGATACGCTTCTGCGAGCGTTCATTTGTTGGCAGTCCGTCCACCAACCTGTCAAACGTCATTGTGTCCACAAAATCGCTGGCTCTTTCTGCCAGTCGCGGAAAGTCGGTTTCTGGCACGACATTGCCGAATGATTCTGTATAGAATTTATAATCTGCATAAGCCATGCCAGTTACCTCCTACATTTATGGTTTTGCTGCTACAGTCGCATGTCCTGCGCTCAGCGCCTTATAGGTGCTGTCACATTCAACCACTGTGATTACCTGTCCTGTTGTTGCTGTAATGTCGGATTCACCATCCCACGCGCTCCAGTTCTTCACATTCTGTCCGTAGTCTACGGCAGTCTCAGAAGATGCGACCTTGTACTTATACACATTTCCTGCGCTCGCTTTTGCCGGAGTGATGGTCACTTTAGTATCTCCACTTTTACTTCCTGCTGTGGAGTTTACAGTCAGAGTTCCAAGCGTCTGAGTTGTGTTGATGGTTCCAACAGCAATAGCATCAATGTACTCTGCAAAGAGGGTAAGTCCCATGATTGCGAATGCTTCGGATACTGCTGTGTGATAGTTGCCCTGTGTGTGGAATCCGATCAGGTTTGTCTCACCAGATACGGTGTATACAAGACCTGCTCTTGCAAAGTCAGATTCATTCGGGTCAACATAGTACAGAACGATGTTCTCAACAGGTGTTGCGATAACCTGTCCTCTCGGGATTTCGCTGTCAGACAGTAAGAAGATTGTGTTAAATCCCATAAAGTCCTTCATGTACTGGAATCCGAACTGGTTCTGAATAGTGATCTCAGCTGCTCCAAGGTATTCATATACGTCCAGAATGTTGACAAATCCAACAACACCAGTCGCATTTCTGTGCATCTGTTTGAATTTGTTCTCAACCCGACCCTTGGCCATTGCCAAAGCCATCTGGAAAGTAGTTTCTGTAAATGTGAGGGTACCTGTTTTCAGATAGTCGTAAAATCTTTCAGTAACATTGGTCTGAAGTTGGAAAAGGAATTCATCATCGGTCATCTGAACGGCGTTCTCATAACCGTGATCCTTGATTGCTTCGATAGATACAGCCTTTGCGTACTTCTCAATACTCATTTCTGCATAAGGCTTTTCCTTTACAGTGAATTTGCTGTAAGGGATTTCTTCACCCTCTTTAACATTTCCATCCTGCAATGTGCCTTCTGCGTATTTTGATTTAAGAACCGCTCCGGGTGTCTTTTTGATTGGACGCATGATACCAAGAATCTCGCGCAAGTGTTCCCAGTTTCTTTCGAATCTGGTTACAAAATCAATCTCACGTGCTGTGACCTGGATATCATTTGTCATAATAAGATTAGCTTTTGCTGCCATATAAAAATCCTTTCTACCCATAATTGTTAAGGTATTGGGTTAGCGGCTATACTCTGGTGTATAGTCGGTGTAAAAATCACTGGAATAACTGAATATTCTGAGCAATTGCAGCCTGTCTCTCGGACGGGTCTTTGATCGCTTCGATATCTTTCTTTGTCATACTTCCCGGTGTCTGCTGCTGTCCAACATGCGTTGTAAATCTTGCCTGGTTCTGCTGAGCCTGCTGCTGAGATTCATCTACAAAAGCGGATGCGTCAGACTGCTTCATCTGTTCGATCAGGTCATTTAATCCAAGGATTTTACCATCTTTCAGCTTAAGACCTGCTTCTTTAATATCTGCCATGACTGATTTCTTTGCTGCTTCGCTGGAAAACTTAACATCGTCGAGTGCCGCTTTCAGAGCGTCTGAGAAATCACGGTCGTAGATTTTTGCATTAAACTCTTTCTCTGCATCTGCTGCCTTCTGTTTCCAAGTCTCTAACTCGCTTTTAACATTTGCCGGGTCGATACCGTCAAAACCTTTTAAGGTTTCTTCTGCTGTCTCAGCACGTTCTTTCCAGCCGTCTCTTTCTCCCTCAACTTTTGACAGAGTTTTCGCTACTTCCTTGGCATTCTTATAATGCTCAGAGAGTGCCTTTTTAACATCTGCCTGTTTGTCCTCCGGGATCTCAATTCCAAATGATTTAAGTGTGTCAATAAGTTTCTGCATATACATCCTCCTGGTCGTGTTTATTGACCTGCCGCCGCAGGTAAGTGGATTAAGCCAGTTAGACCACTGGCAGGGTAATGGGAAAGATAGGAATTGAACCTATAATGTTTGCCACGAGGGAACGGTTTTACAGACCGCCGCAACACCGCCAATCGTTGCCGCTTTCCCGTAACCCGGATTCCCGGGTTAGCAAGGTGTTTAACGTGTCATGCCTGCCACGAGTTGTTTCGGGCGCCCGTCCGCCCATTTACCTTTTACAAGGAGGTGCGTACTGTCTATGCGAGCGAGCAAGTTGTATAGACAGCAATGATACGTGTCGGAAATTGCATCCGCTTTTCAACCTCATGCTTCTTATGTGACAATCCGGTCACTGCATTTTCTATTAAGGACACGTATCGAAGAAAGGAGGAATCAATGAAAAATGTCTATGTCAAGTGGCTGTAACCACTTACGAATCTTCCTTATGAATACATTTTACCACAGACCCTTCAAAAAGTTGTGGTACATGTTTTAGCTAATTAGAGCATATCTCGGAGCTTTTCCACGTATCTTTTAACAAGATCACGTTCCTCCCGGCACTCTGCATCCTTGGACATATCACTCATTTCTGTTGTAAGTTCGTCAAGATGTTCTTCCAGGGCGGCAAGCATCTTTCTTTTGCAGTCCTCAGATTTGCCGGAACGATAGCTCTGCTTCTGTGTCATATAGTCGTCGTAAGCATCCCGTCCGTCAGAACGGCTGTAATGCCCTCTGACATAATGCTCGCCGCGTCTGGCATAAGAACTGCCCCGGTCGTAATCTGGCATCATTCTGCCATCATTTGAGCTGTATCTCCCCATACTGTCACGCTTTCTTCCGCGTTCGCTGTAATCGTCATTGTATCCGCTACGCATCTCATCAAGAACAGTGTTATAGTACTCTACTTTCTTATCCCAGTACTGCGTATTCTTGATATCTTTGTACATGTCAATCAGCTTATACGTCATATCCAGATTTCCAGTGGTCAGTCCATTATCAGCAATTTTGGAAAGTTCATCTTCGATTCTTGCACATAAATCCTTAATATCTCTCATAATCGCACCTCCTATGCTTCTCTAGTCACGACAATATTTGCGTTCGCAACAGAAATAGCCTGATCGCTTGTGTTTTCTACCGCGATATTAACGCAGCATCCGCGAGGCACATCAATATAGATGCCAGAGGACACATTATTGTACTGATTTACTGCTGCCGGTGTGGAAATCATCTGGGAAGAAAGAACCGGCTCACCAGAGATTGCAATTGCCAGAGAAATAGCTCCGACAGTACCGCCTGTTGGAATTGCGATATTACCAGAAAAATCCACGAAGAATCTCGCTTTACACTGGTTAGTCAGTCCTCTTAGAGTGATGATTCCGCTTCCCTCTCTGTGCTGAATGCAGTTAGAACCCTTAACTGCTGTATTTGAAAATACTACGTTTCCATTTGCTGCTACAGTCTGAGCAGCTACACTTGTAAATTCTGCCATAATTTTTACCCCTTTCATATCACAAAAGGACAGGTCTCAGCCTGCCCCTCTGTGTAATACGGTATAAGCCGACATTCGAATCAATCGAAAGATACTCTCGATATGAAGTTATCAGCAATTGCATCCGGTGTTGCATCCGCATCCACATCCGTAATATGTGTTCGGGTTAGGAACCTGATATGCCGGAATCGGTGCTGGATTGATTGCATTAATGAGCTGCTGTGTCTGAGAAGCCATTGCAGTTGTGAGAAGTGCGCTCTGGCGATCCTGAGATGCAGCACGTCTGAGATCATTATTCTCAGCCTGCAGACTAGAAATCTTTTCATTGCAAAGATAATCTAAAACGGCTCTCGCATTTGCATTCTGGTTATCAATGATGTCTCTTGTGTTACTGTTCATGGTGTTCTGCAATGCACAGGTGTTCTGTGCCATATTGTAGTTCACGCCCTGGATAGCTTCCCGGGTCTCGCAGCAACAGTTCGCAAGCTGAGCCTGTAAAGCATTTGTATTCTGCATGTTTGCTACAGTATCAGCATTGATTGCCTGCTGGATTCCAAAGCCGGTCTGCATGATGTTGGTGTTAATTCCGTTAAAGCCGGTAAGCATACCGTTATTCACTGCATAGAATCCATCACAGAGTCCATTGTTGATCCCGTCAAGTTTGCTGATTACTGCGGAATTGTCAAATCCTCTCTGAATATCTGCCTGAGTAGCTGCTGTGGCTGCATATCCGCCACCATTGCCATTATTGCCCCAGCCGTTGTTTCCCCATCCAAAGAAAGCAAAAATGAATAAAACAATAATCCACCAGCTACCATCTCCACCAAACATGCCGTCATTATTTCTACCGTTTCCAGTAGCAGCGGCAATATCTGCTAAGCTATAATTTCCATCCATAGTTATAATCTCCTTTTTGTGTATTTACATCAATCTGGCCAGATTGTAATGTACTATTTCATATTCTTCAGCAGATTTTGAAACTGCCCTGCCATCTGTTGAACTTGATTGAGTTGCTGTTGGGAAATCTTCCCAGACTGTAACATCTTCTGAACTTCTTCCTTCGGGTCTCCCTTAAAATTCTGTTTGAACTGCATAAACTGCTGTATCATCTGCATTAGCCCATTTCCCTGCGGCATCCCGCCACCAAGCGCGTTAAACAATGGATTACTCATCTGCATTTCCTCCCTTGACCGCTGATTCCTGTGCGGTATTAGCTCTAACAGGTTCAGAAAAAGAATTTAATCGGTTTATGATAGCTTCGTATTTACCCTTTAAATCGTCATATTCCTGTCTGGTGACGTATTTACTGTCCATGTTCTGAACAGGCTGTTTAGGCGGCATCTGAGTGCCTATTTCATGATACTCAAACGTCCGTAATGGTTGTGGCATACCAGAAACGTCTGTGGATTTTATGTAGAACTTTTCACTTTCACTGTCCATCAGCAAAACACTTGTCCCGGGTGCTACCAGATAGGATTTTGCACCGACTTCGCCGGATACCCACAGGATGCCATTGTTGTTCTGCTGGGGTTGCTGTACTGGTTGAGCTGGCATCTGGACAGGCTGTTGCTGGAACTGATTCATCTGCCCCGGAACGCCAAAACTATATTGATAAGGATTGTTATATAATGCCATCTCGTACACCTCCTATGACTTATTCTATGACTTATTCTATGACTTTCTATAGCTATATTTTTGCATAGATATATCGATCTAAAAAGTTCGAAAAAGTGTCAAAAAAGTATTGACTTATCACTCATTGAGTGGTATTATAATATCAGAAAGAGGAAATAAGAAAACTAAGGAGGAAAAGGACATGAAAAAATATAATTTAGCGGTAATAATGAAAAGAGCATGGGAGTTATTTAAGAAAATGAGAATGTCTATTTCCTCTGGTCTCAAGAAAGCATGGAGGGAAGCAAAGAATATGTGTAAAGAATTACCGGAACTGATTGGTAGTCCAAAGCAGATCGCCTGGGCTGAGGATATCCGTAAGAAAATGATCGAGTATGGAAACAGTCTTGTTGAATATCACAGAGTTAATAGCCGTGTCAAAAGATTAGAAAGAGTAAAAGAAACCGTAAATATTTTATTCACCATTACAGAAGCAAGCTGGTTTATTAATAATCGTGAATATGCTGTAAAACCAAGAAATCCACAGGCAAAATGGGTTGAAATACTCTATGACGAAGGAGGTTGGTGCGAAGACAATTTTTATGAAGCACTAAAGTATTATGATGAAAGAAAAAAGAAAGGGGAGAAAATAAGATGTTAAAAAAATACGAATACGAAGAGTTTTTGAACATGGTAAAACATGATCTTGAGAATCAGGAGAAGTCGAGCCTTTTACCATTTGATTTTCCGAATGAAACAGAATTGATTCCTCCGGTTAGAGATAAGGAGATAATTGATACAGTGTATCATCTTCTGTCTGTTTGTCCAGATTATTATATTGATACCTCAATAGAATTAGATAATAAATATAATATGTGGCTTTGGAGCAAAACGTATAAACAAATTGAAGTTTTATTTCCAGATCTTCGTAGAGAACAAATACTGCGCATAGTTCGTTATGTTAGAACAAAATTTATTTATGATGAAATAAAGAAAATAATAACTAATGAGGGCGGGCACTGCGATTATTGTGTTTACTCTGATTCAGACGAGAAGTTTGTATTGAATGAGCGTTGTCCAAAGATATTTTTGCAGCAAATCTGGGTAGAGGAAGATGATGAAGAGTTTTATTTCAGGATTCTTCCGTCCTCGATGGGATTCTTTTCTTATCAGGTGAGAGAGGAGGATGTTTTTCCTGAAAAAGTTTCTCCAGATCCTCTTGATTTTCACGAAATTAGAGCACTATCTGGACTTACGCAGCAAGCTTTTTCTGAAAAATATGGTATTCCTAAAAGAAGCATAGAAAACTGGGAGGGTGGTAAACGTAATCCTCCAGAATATGTGATAAAACTGCTTGAAAGGATTGTAAAAGAAGATTTTTGTTAAAAAAATGGGAGAAGAAGAGCGGAGGATAAGACAAATGAAATATAATGTGATTAGTAAGGAAGCAAAAATAAACCCGGTAACGGGTCAAGAAATCCCAGTGGAAACTTTTACTGGGCCATACACAATAGTTGGGCATGATATAGAAAAATTCTATGTCGTACATTCCAACAACGGGAACTATTGCCCGGAAGATGTGGAGGGATGCACCGATATAGTACCCCAGATAACAGGGTTTGAAAAAGCCCTGTATAAAGTAACAGAATATTAAAAAATAAGCCCCTGGGAGATAATCCCGGGGACTTTTATTGTCGTCTTAACACACTTTAATTATTTTATTGTTTACCCTTCGGCTTAATCGTTTCGCCGTAGATATGCTCACGTTCATTTGCTCAGCGCAGTATTCGAGTGTATATTCCTTACATCTCAGCCGGAACAATTTTTCTTCGTCCGGCGTGAAATTACACTCTATCAAGAACCTGTCTATATCTTTCTTAGTGAACACATATAATTTCATGAGCATACCCCTTATTAATGCAATTAACGCTGATTCTGTGCAAGATACTCCGTGAGTTTCTGTTTTGTTTTTTTTAACTCCTCGACATTGTTCCCACTGATTTGGCTATCCAGCATAGTCGATAACACTTCCAGGATTAATGAGTCACGTTCTGCAATTCTCTGAAGACTTTCATAATCTCGCTTGTCATGTTCTTCCAGTGTCTCTACTCGCTTATTAAGTCTGAACGCCGGTGTAATCCACTTAAAGATTACGGCTGCCGCCCCTCCGACAATGGACACCCCTCCACAGATAGAGAGGAAAATCTGTACAAATTCTGATATGCTCATTTAGCTACTCCTTTTCCCAGTAATATACTGGAATCTCGTTGCCGGAATCCCATGTATCGAAATATTTGCCCTCTTGTACCGTCACCACATGACCATCTATCAGAGAATATATGTGCCTGTCGGATGGTCTGTACAGAAGTCGTTGACCGTATAGATATATCGCTCTGACTGTTCTATCAGCTTACGTCTGTATCCGTGCTTATAGAGGTACGCACCCCAGACATAATTTGCACTTGGCATATCTGACAGAGCGCACGCCTGTATCATTAATCCAGCGAATACTGTTTCCCAGTCAAACCCGGTTGCTTTACATATTGCCCGGACAGCACAATCTCCGACTCGATTCCCGGCAGGATTCGGATTGTAATATTCCCATCTGTCCATCAGTCAATCCCCTTTGCTGTTTTATATCGTTTCGCCGCTCCTCTGGCTTTAGCGGCGTTCTGGCGATTCCATTTCGCTATCATAAGGCGGTCTTGCAGTTCCCTCAGGTCATTCTGCTTACAGTAATCTTTGTATGCAGCATTTTGTTTCTGCAAAAGGTAAGACTTCCGGTCAAGGTCTTGTTGTAATGCAAATCTTGCCTTTTCATTCGGTGCATTGTCAACTCCTGCTTGCAGTCCAAGGACTTCACGCTTCGTTTTGCGGATTCTTCGCTCATAAGTACGTTGCCGCTGTTCTTTTTCGTACTGTTTGCCTTTGCTGGCTTTATCCTGTGTCGATAGTTCTGCATAAGGGTTAAATTCTCCGTCACTGGCTCCAAAACTATGCCGACAGTTGACTCCTGATAGTCCACTTGCTGTCCCATATCCGGTCAATGAAAACGGTGGAAATTTCTTACTCTTTCCAGAGCGAGAGTATATCTTGCCTTGCCACCATGAGTGATTGCCCGGATTCTGGCCGCCGTCACCCGTTCTGGCTCCTATGTGAGCACTGACTAGAACTAAATCCCAGTCCATTTCTTCCATGCGTTTTAGGGATATATCTCCCGTAGCCTGTGCCACACCAGTTCTGACAGAACGCGCAACTGCGGTTTCAATCGTGTCTTTTCTGCCAGATGGATATGTGACGGTGACACCATCTGATACAACATTATTAACTGCCTCTTTGATGGCTTGCGTATACCCAACCGCCCCAGTCATCACATGATTATATGCAAGGTCGCATTGCTCGATATATAACCTCTGAGCGGCACTTGCGGTTGTTCTCGTGAAGTTCTTCCACTCTCCCATAGTCGCAAGCATATTTCGCTCCATGAGCCTTATCATAGCTGGAGACTGCTCAAGCGGTACAGGACTTAACCCTGCTGCCTTATATACCTTATCATCGTAATTCATTGCAGTGATTCCGGCATCCTCAAACGCTTCAAGAAGTTCCTGCTGTTCACGTTTAGTGTATTTTGATAATTCTGCCAGAATGTCCTCTAGCAGTTCACCAGATTCCTGTAGCGTTCTGATTCTCCACGCATCGGCATTGGTTAGGATATAATCCTCGCCTCTGCCGATTCTTGCCATCATTCGCGACACGATCTCAGAGATGATATACTGATGCAGTTCTTCTGCAATCTGCTCACTGCCCTCTGTTATTCTGCGCAAATACTCTGGACTAAGCATAATTATTCCTCATCACCGAACAAAGTCGGTTCTTTTGGCTGTGCTTCTTCAACCATCGCCTTAGCTTCTTCTAATGCTTTTACTGCTTCAGGTAATGTTTTATACGATCCAAAATAATATCTCTTCTTGTTTCTTCTAATTTGCACTCTATACACTCCCTTGCTATAATAAATTCCCTTGTATCCTGTTTTATTGTCTTTTCTTATCCTCTGATTCAAGCACTGAGTTTCGCTATCAGTCCAACGGCAATTATCTGGCTCATAATTCCCGTTTACATTTATTCTGTCGATAGACAATCCCTCTTTATATCCATTTTTTATAGCCCAGTCAAAGAATTTTTTCGGATCATTTAACCATTCCGTACAGATTCTTATCCCTCTTCCTCCGTACTTTTCATAATTCTTATTGTTCGGGTTGTTGCATCTCTGTTTCATTCCATCAAAAACTCTTCCAAGCTTTGTGCGAGAATACCCATGTGTTTTTACAACTGATTCTTTTTCATAATTATAGCATCCACAGCTTACAGTACTTCCATTTCTTAAATCTCCATGCCTAACGATTGTAATATTTCCACAATCGCATTTACATTTCCACCTCCGAATCATTTTACCTGTTTTACTATAAATTGGTTCGGCTTCTTCCGTAACCACAAGCTTTCCATATCTCTCGCCCTCAAGATGTAATCTTATCTGATTTTTCATATCATGTTCTCCTTTATACGTATATACTTATTTACGTATATTGTAACATTATTTATTCTTTACGTCTATACGTATTTATGGTATATTCATATTAAAGGAGGTGCCATAATGAGTAAAATTAAATTTACGACTACCATAGATGAAAATTTATTGGAACAAATTAAAATTCTTGCAATTAAAGAAAAGTGTTCCGTAGCATCTATTCTTGAAAAATTAATATCCGATTATTTAAAATCTAATTCAGAGGGAAAATAAATCCCTCTTTTTTTATTCATCATCAAATAATCCTTTTGCTTGTGTTTTTTCTGCTTCTCTTGTCATTGATACCGCCTCGTCTTTCGTCATTCCCTCAAATTTTACGAAGTACATCCATGCCGGAACTTTATTTGTAGTAACATACTGCCACCATCTTGCACGGTCGTTTTCACGCACATATAGGATGTCTCCGAAATCATAATTGACTTCATAGGCTCCGACAGGTGCAAGTCCGTACAGGTCAGCGTAAACGTTCAATGCGTAGATTACTTCATCCAGACATGATTCCAGTTTGTCTCGAACATCTTTGATGAACTGTACTGTCCTCTGCTGTTCCGCTTCTACTCCTGTAGCCGTCTGAATACCGCTAGATTCATTAAAAACAAAATATCCATTAGAGAATCCAATTTTGTACCCCAACTGGCTTAAAAGTGCATTTATGCCGCTTATACGGGTATCTGTGTTGAGTTGCGGATTGATTTCTTGGTAAAACTCTTTCTCGAGCTGTCCGAATACATTCTTGACAAAGTGCGGTAAGTTCATTTCTTTTCGTCTGTTCTCCATACCCTGTGGTGACATGGCTGCTACAGGCGTACCACTTGGCATCAGCAGTCTATCATCTGCCAGAACAATCTTCTGAGAGTCAAAAATCTCTCCGGCATTTCGGCTGTATGCAATATCAAGGTCTTTCAGCTCTTCAATAGCTTCTGCAAATATCGGAAGTCCAAGTGGCGTACTGATATCTACATTGTTTGCCTGTGGTGTCCGCAGTACTCCGTATAATGGTCCGTCCAGCTTCTCACCGTTTGCTTTGAGTATCGGCGGCGTATCTGCCATGAGGTCAGCCCATTTGGTCTGTTTAAGGTCAATTTTATCTCCGATGCTCTGAGGGGATTTCGACACGTAAGCTCTGTTGGAAACATAATACGGATAGGTCGTTACGTCATCTATCGTAGTCTCAACAAAACGATGATATTCAAGCCGTGTATAGTATTTCCGTCCAACTGTATAAGAATCCTTAAATATAATCCCTTTGATTTCCTGATTGTCGTAATCCACAATCATCACATCTGCCGGAGTAAATACATCAAGACTCTCACCGTTCGGCTTGATGAAAACCGTTCCATAAGCACAGCTATATTCTACCCAGTGGCGTATCTGGAAATATACTTTATCTATCTGCTCCTGTAGCCACGCAGCCCTTGCGGAACCGTCTATCTGAATGCCGATTGCCAGTGTTGCGAGCCGTGCCGTTTCTGAGCAGACAGATTTCGCGAAATTGATCGTCTTAATATTATTCTTATCATCTAACCATTCCGGTACGCCCCTGTAGATGTTCGCGCACCGGTTAATCAGTGATTCCATCTCTGGAAACTCTGCTGCCTGGATATTAAAATCCTCTTCGGCTTGTTTTTTGAAAATCATGTTAAACCACCTTTTTAGTGTTGTTATAAGTCCCATTATGCACTGTTACCTCTTCTTCTCCACAATGATTCTGTTGCGTATCTGCAAGCATCGACTAAATGATTGTTTTCATCAGGATATCCACTTATAACATTTCCGTCCTTATCTCTTTCGTATTCATATTCAGAAAATTCTTTATAAGCATTAGGCGTTCTTTTAGGGTCAATAACGATAGTTCTTGTCTGAAGCCATTTCATAGAATACTCCACACTTCCGGGGCCTTTTATTGCACCCCTTGCTGGAAGTCCAAAATCTCTATAATCATTGATTGATTTAGGTTCGGCAGAATCGCAAGTAATAGTATAATCATCATATTTTCTTTTTAGAATCTCGTCTGCTGATTTCCTATTGCTCCATTTATTTTCGTAAATTTCATCAATGAGATATATCTTTTCAGTGTTATGATTGTAATACAAACGAATAAAAGCATACGGATCAGGGAAAAATCCCCAGTCACACCCCTGAAATATTTTGTCCATGTGGCTGATCTCTTCGTCTGTGATATCTCTAATCTCCAGATATTCAAATACATTTCCGCCGTCACCATTCGGAACACCCAGGTATTCATGCTCATAGGCTTCTGGACGAATCTGTTTGAGATGTTCAGCATCGTCAAAAAACTGTTGTCCAAGCCATTCCTTTGGAACCGTTCTGTAGTCAGAAGAATGAACATATCTGTCGTCTCTCTGGATTAATACTTCTTCATTCATGAAGTTGTGTCTCGTTTTTGGTGGGTTGAACGACATAAAAGTCCAGTAGTCTTTTCCACCTCGCATCGATGACTGCAAGATGCTTCGTATTTCTTCCATTCCGGTAAAAGTATCACATTCTTCCAGCCATGCAAAAGCAAAGTATCCGAATGGAGCTTTTAACGACTTTAATTTCATTCGGTCGTCAACGCCGCGAAACATTATAGTCTGTCCAGTTGGAATATATGTTATTTTCATTGGGCTGACAGTACATTTAAAATCGCCATCAAGATGCAATGCTGATATAGCAAATTGCATCTGCGAAAAAACGCTATCTCTTAATGTATTCGCTGTTTTTCTGAATATGATGCAATGTTTATCTCTATTCTCTTTTCTTGTCATTAGCAATATAATGACAATGCTCACGAAAGAAGACTTGCAGCTTCCGCGCCCGCCTTTGAATACATAATAAGTATGTTTGTGCTCCAAAATATCTCTTAGCACATTATCAAAATTATACGGAAATAAATCATCTGCGGATATTTTCATACTGCTTCGTATCTCCAAACATATCCATAAGCTGTGGGACGTCCACCTGAGCAGCATCGAGAAATAGCGCTATTCTTGTAGCCTAACGCTCGCTCCACGTCCATAGTGCAGTCCCATGTTTTTATTATTTTACCATTGTATCTGTCTATCTGATTAACCCTTTTGGCTGAAACGCTTTTGCTACCTCTATGGGAATTGCCAATTCTTCTTTTGGTTTCATCTGAAAGCTTTCTTCCAGTTTGAGTTATCGCTCTTTTAGCTACAACTTCTTTTGTGTGCAGCCTATCTCCGAAATGAAGCTGCGTTGCTGTCTTACTCATTTTCTTCTTTGTACGAGCGCAACGCTTCTTTCCGAAATTTCCACCACTGTCAAAATTAAATCCGTACTTTTCTTCATTGCTTCGATGTTCCGCAATGCTTTTTCGTTCAATTAATTCGGCTTCTTCTTTGGCGAGATTATCAGCTATAATTTCATGCTTAATCCCTTCCCAACCATATTTTTTTATAATTTTGAAGAAATCGTCGTTTCCGTAATATCCGCTGTCCCACCTTGCTTTTACTGTTTTGCAAGTCATTCCTATATACACTCTGCCATCAGGCACAGTATGTTTATATACTCTATATCTTCTCTCCGTTTCTGGTAAGTTCAATTACTATGCCCTCCTCTTTTTCTTCTTTCTTTTCTGGTTCTGGATTATCTCTCCATTTATCACGTTTTCTGTTTTTTAACCAGAATATTTGAGCCGTGGTATTTCCCTCAAGAGCATTTTTGAAAAGTGCATTTTCCACTAAGTAATCAGCTATTTCTTTTCCTTCTTTTAGGGACTCCGAAATCTCCGAATATTTCTTTTTCCATTCATATAATGTTGATGGTGAAATGCACATATTTTTTGCAATCTGTTCGTCGGTCAAACCGTCTCTAGCCCAGCCTTGTAAAAGCACTTGACCTTCTTGAGAAAGCCAATATTCGTACTTTCCTGCCATATTAACTTTCTCACCTCATTTCTGGCTATAAAATCCCATAGTAACACTCCTGAGTATATTCTATCACAGGTTGGTGGAAAAGTTGTGGTACATGTTTGAGGAATTTTACGCTAAAAAAGAGCCGGTAAATACCGACTCTCTAATTTTATTCGTTGCTTTGTAATTTCCTGATTATCTCGCCCTGATCTCCCGGACACCCCATGAAGCACTCCGGGCAATGTTCGTAGAATGCACATCTGATGCAGTCATGTGGACTGATCGAGCTGCAATATTGATGCAGCACTGTGAATGCTGATACGGCGAGCTGTGGGGTTATGTCTGGTGTGAGCTTGTCTGACATATTTATCGCTCCTCTCTTACCATCTTCAACGTAAACTCTGAAACATTTGGATATGAGATCGCAAACTCTTCTTTTCCATCCATTTGATTCATAAACCATTCAAATACAGAGGCAATTGCCATATCGGTTACGTCTTTTTTCTCACCAACCCATAAGCCTTTTTCTTCGTTTACATTCCCATAGTAAATGGTATTTGTAATAGGGCTAACGCCCATTTTCTTGACAGTTTTATAAGCCATTCTTCATCTCCTCCAACTTTTTCTCAGCTGCTTCATAGGTTAGGAACCATGTTTTCCCGTATTCTACGTCAAGACAAATAATGTTCGGGGCATGAATACTGTCTTTATCACACTGTACAAATCACCCTCTTTGTGAAAATACAATGCTGTAAACTTTTTGATGATACACTCTGTTATTTGCTTTATACCCATTCAGGACATTTAAATCATAATTTGCTTTGCTCGGAATCTTATAAATATCATCACCGATTTTAACTGGCAACCTCACAAGCAAGCCTTCTTCTAAGTCTTTATAAGATTTCAGTTCTTCTAACAGCTCTGCAACATCTTTCAACCAATTCTGAAATTCTTTCATACAGTCAGGGCATAAGTCCGTTACGCCATGTGAATAATACTTTCTATCAACATCTAAATTCACTGGAATAAATCCATTGATGTTTTTATTATCTTTTTTAGTGTTGTATGATTCATATAACTTTCCGCATCGATCACATTTCATTGCATTCGCCATCTCTCATTCCTCCGTAATCTCATCAATACACTGGTTCCAGCCCTCCACAAAGCCAGCATCAGATGTATTAGCCGGATAGTCTCCATTGTCTTTCTCTGGCAAATCCATAAGTGGACACCAATCAGGAATGGTTTCTGCTTTTTCATCAAGTACGCATTTTTCTGCGATCGGGCAATAAATACAGACTTCCAGACTGTTACTATGATTTTGCCCAATTAAGCAGGAAACGCACCCTTTTTCTGGTGTTTCCATCACTAATACTGATTTACTCATCTGATTCCTCCTGTAATAATTCTGGGTTGTCGAAGATATTGCCAACTACTTCAAAATGTTTCAGATCAAACTCATTGAGGTATTCTCTATCTACGCTACCATATTCTCTATCTATGCTGCTAGTTTCGTGTGCTGCCCATCCAGCAACGCCCCATTCAACGGTTTCATATGTCATATCCTCCGGGTGGAATTCGTCCAAGTGTGCCATCAAAATGTCGTTTTCCCAAATCTTGTTTCCGTTCTTGTCACAAAGTCCCGTGAACTGGCAGAGTGTTTCTGGATCAACTTCCGCATATTCCCACACGTTATAACTATCAGCGTGGAAGATTAAGTGTTCTTCGTTTCCTAAAAGGTCATATCTTTTCTGATAATATCCCTCAATCCATTTTCCGCCATCTTTCCGCTTTCCCTTGAAAAGAATTTCTCTCATTCAACTCCACCACCTTTCACGATTTCATCAATTGTTGCATCTCCTTCTATGCAATATTTTTCAAATAAATAATTCTCTAATTGCTCTGCAACTTCATCTACATCAAAAGCTGTCAGCTGATTGTTAACGCAATCAATAAACTCTTTCTGTTCAGAACTAATACTTGTTCCAATCTCCCAAATTTTGATGTATTTGATTAATTCGTCTGCATCTATTAAGCGCATTTCCATCAACCTTTCTCATTAAAATCCAAGTCAACTCTAATCACATCTGTTTCTATCGCTGAAAGGCAGCTTACTTTCAAGTCGTAAAATGGTTTCAGCAGCTTCGAACCGGCATTGAATGTATCGTAATTATCCCAGTTTCTTCCCGGGTGGCATATCTGAATTTTATCTTCACTTTCAGGATCACTGCCAATTGCTGCTATCAAATCAATTAATTTCATTTATTTATCCTCCCACACTCCCAACAGCCTCATTCTCTCATACAGTACAGCGACGGTCTTGCGCCTGTATCCGTAGAAGTCTTTCGGGTTCATCGGGATATATCTTTCTTTGCTGATCTTCCTGTAACTTTTCCGGTGCAGGATGTTCTCAATCACCATATCCGCTATCACCGTGTTTTTCGGGCAAGCTGACAAGGCGGCACTGGTAATCAGGTATCCATACTCTGCCGGGAAGTCTTTCAGCATCGTATTCAGTTTTTCAATGTCCTCTGCCGGAATACCGTAGTCTTTCAGTTTCTTGTTCCTTGTCAGCATACCGTTCTCCTTTCTAATCGTTTGGATGGTGTTTGTCGTACATGATTGCTACACATACAAGTCCGGTCACGACGAATATGGCCCCAAGGGTGAATCCTAATAAGAATGTAATCATGTTTAATCCTCCTTTACATAATCTTCGCACTCCTCCGCATATTCATAACTGTCCATCTCGTCACATCTACACTGGCAGGAATCCTGTTTAGTACAGCAGATGCAGCACTCTGTTTCACCGTCCGGACAGTCTAATTTACAGTATCCCATTTAGTCCTCCTTATATGGTTTCGAAAGTGACATCCAGGCTATGACCTTCCAATACGACCTAGCACCAGTTAATTCCCATCGTTTCAACTTGCACTGGAATTTCGCATAGGTTGAACGATATATTCTTCCGTCCATGCAAGTTACTTGATATGTTCCGCTTACATCCGGCAGTCTCTCACTGACAGGAATCCAACCGTTTTCTTTCTCGTCCTGTTCCAGATCAGTAAAAAGTAATTCTACAATTTTTGAGATATTATTTTTCGAGAAATAAGCTCCGTTCCCTGTGTTTTCCACCTCATTCTTCAATTGAATTAATCTGTCTCTGATATGGCTCATATTATTCTATCCTTTCTCAATTCCAGCTTCTTACCATGCAGAACAGCAGTTCCGTCATAGATCGTTTTCTTGAGCCTGCATGACAGTTCAAAGCAACTGACAGTTTCCATTTCTCCGTATCTCCATCTAACGGTGTTGGATTTTCGAATTCTTCCATAACCTCTCTCCAACGCGGAACCGCAACCAATACTCCCATGCAGCCTATTTCCGCGTAACATTCCGGAAAATTCTCACGTATATGTTGGGCAAATTTTCCATTTTTTAAATCAGGTAAAATCTCTTTGTAGCACTCCATTGTTGTCACAAGGTAGTTTTTTTCGCCAATAAAATTTAATCCATTTCCGCTGTAAACATCCTCTTTGCAACTTTTGATTTCATAGCATGCAAATATTCCTTTTTCGATTGCTGAGATAGAGCACTGATTTTCCGGAATAAATTGCATGTAATCTACTCTTCTTGGCTTTCCTGCTGCGTAGCCATAATCAAGGCTTACTTCTCTAGCCCAGTATTTACCTGGACCAGAAAAACGGCTTTTTTCCAACAATCTGCTAAGAAATTTTGTTATTTCAGATCTTTTCATACTTCCACCTCACTGTCTTCTGGCATCTGAAACAGGATTGATTTTCTTATCTCATTTCCATAGCCTTTTAATACAGCAATTCCATGCGCCACACTTTCTTTTGTATCATAGCTTCCTGTGTATGCTGATCCTGACAGCCCATTGCCAACAATTTCACCGGATTTGTATTCCATGTATGCATCCTGAATCATATCCAGTACTTTCGCGGCTTTTGCTTTTGTGGAATATTCTCCGAGCAAGCAACACCACCCCATATCTCTTTTTGCACTTATTACTCCACCTGAAACTTCGATATCGAGTAAAAATTCAAATGCAACTAAAACTTCCTTGTTCTGACTTCTGATTAACATTTTGCGTCCTCCTTAAAATAATGATAATTGGTTATCGCACTGTTTCTTCTTTCTGTTGTCGTCAAACTCATTTAAAACAGCCCTAATTGAAACGATAAACGGATGTATGCTTACCCCCTCCATTTCGCATACCATTTTGTCAAATTGAAGTTCCTTTCTTACTCTGATAAGAAAAAGTTTTCTGGATTCTTTTTCTAACACGGCAGGATCAATTTCGTCTTTTTCAATTTCGTCTGATATGTACAGGCTTGGCGAAAGGCAATAATCATTTTCGACTATCTGCTCAATGGCAACTACTTCCTGTTTTTCTCTGTCCTCAAATATAATGTCTGTTGTCGTCCGATTCTTTTTCAGCACAATAATGCAAGTAGCTATTGATGTATCTTCAAATGTGTTCCCTGGAATATTTACAACCCTGTCGATTACATTTTGTTCAATAAACCATTTTCGCACCTTTCCTTCTCTTTGTCCTCTGTATAGAATGCCTGGAAACTCAAGAACCACTGCTATCCCCTCGTCTGATAAATGATACAGAATATGTAACATAAATGCCCAATCTGCTTTTGACGGAGGCGGTAAATCCGGACAAGCCTTGAACCGAATATCGTTTCGCGCTCCATCAGGATTCCATTTAACTGAGAATGGTGGATTTGCAACAATGCAATCGAATTTCATTTTTTGAAATTTATCGTCTATAAGTGTATCTCCTGCATATCCTGTAAAGTTTGGGATATCAATCAAATCCAACTGTTCAGAATCTAATTCTTGTCCGTATTTTTTCACGTTTTCGTGAAATGTCCTTAACAGATTCCCTACCCCGCAGGTTGGATCGTATACACTATCTGGTTCAAAATCTATATATGATTTAAGCCTTAACGCTAGTTCTGGAGGAGTATAAAAGATTCCATTATCCTTAAACTCTTTTCTGATATTTTTTATACTTTTTTCTTTCATGAACCACCATGTCCTTTTGTTTTCTTTCCAGAAATATGATGTGCGATCTGCTTAATCTCGTGGAGTCTTGTGTCTACTTCTGAATCATCCGGCATAAATATGACTTCACTTCTACCAATACTGGCTCTTTGCATTAATATTTCAAATGCTTTTTTCGCTTTTTCAAATGAGCCATATTCCCCTAAATTGCCTGCTCTTGTACTTCCAATCACGATTTTTACAACAGGCTTGTCAAAACCGATGTATATGCGCTCTGCCTTATCCAAGTTATAAGCTTCATTTTTTCCTTTGCTTACCGCAATCATTTTTCATCCTCACTTTCCCCATGTAAGTAACTGGCACGCTATTGTGTAGTTAGTACATGATTTTAAACTCCCATCTTCTTAACCAGATTCTTATTCATCTCGTCAAATATTACATCTGTGTTCTCTTCAATGTCCTGCATCATACTCAGAACGCTCATTTCGCCCCTATTTGCCATTTTAACGTACTCGTTAGCAGTCTGCATGACTGTGAGCAAACGTTTCGTAGAAAAGCCATATAAACGTCTCAGGGCCATCATGGTTGTAACGACATTAATCGTATCAGCCCAATCTTCTCCATCATTAAATCCATTCTCATAGGCTTCTTTCTCCATGCTTTTGATCTGGCTATGGCAGTTAATCATTGCTCGTCCAAACGCCTGTGCCGCCTGGTTGGACTGAGCTAGAGGAAGTCTCTGCTTCCGTGGCTTTGCTTTAAGTTTACTACTCACGCTTCACACACCTCCTAATTTGCCCCGTAATGGCTTCAAACTGCTTAAGTAATGAGCCATCATCATTCCGGTTCAAAGTCCGATCATAAGCCGGAGAGACGTCCCACAAGTCATTTACGAGGACGCCGTGTGCCACACTGTTGAGCAGTGCACTCCGATGCGCTCCCGTGATGCTTGCGATCTCGTCAAGCGTAAATTCTCCAACGTACTCAGCACCTTTAAACAGCTCATACAGTTTCATGTTTCTTCCTCCTTGTCACGAATTCATATCCTGTCAATCGGAATGCTCTCGGTGTCTTCGGGTGATCCGTTTCGATCAATCCATCCGTTCGCAGCATGTCCATGTGGCGAAGCACCGTGGCATTTGACACACCGACACCATCGGCAATCTCTTTGTAAGACGGCGCGTACCGATGTTCTTTGATATACCGGCAGATGTACAGATATATGTATTTGTGAATCTGCTGACCTTCTTTATACTTCTGTTTGTACATTTTTTCTCAACTCCCCTTGTCTGGAATCAATAAGCCTGTAAAAAGCCCCTATGTTGTCAAGCAAGAACTGTTTGTCGCTCTCGTCCGGACATGTCCCCGCCAGCTCTCCCAGCTCTGTGCAAGTATCATAGACTTTGCTGGAATATTCGTCTGTAAGCTCTGCTGAGTAGAACTCTTTTATAGCTTTCCAGTATTCTGTCATAAATTTTTGTATGATAGGAATATCTTTTGCTTCTACTTTCATCTTCCATCTCCTTTATATGTAACCTATTTTAAAAAGCCGGTTTCATTTGGGTTACAAAAAAATCCAGTATTTATGCGAGTTTGAAGCGTTTGCAACCGTGTAACCGTGTAACCCATACATTCCCTATATAGGAGAAAAAAATAATTTCATTATCATATTTTTATTTTTCTATATATATATATATATTCCGAAAAGTTACAAGGTTACTCGGTTACAAAGCTAATCAAACACCGGATCCGATATCTGGAATAAACTCGCCTTTTTTTGCTCTTCCAGGTATCTATCAAGATCATTTACCACTTTCAAGCAGCAAAACTTTTTTGGATTCCTGCTTTCTGACTCTCTCTTCAGAACGTTACCGTACTTATTATTGGAAATAACAAGCCCCATTTTCATGCCCCATGATAAAAACGCCTTTTTGGAATATCCGCCATTTTTGCAGATATTATTGAGCGCAGTGGGATAGAAGTACACTAATCGGTTCATTTCTTCATCTTTTTCAATGGGATCCCCCCATTTTTCACAAGGCGTATCAACGTCAAAACGTTGCTCATTCATAGAAATCATATCCACCAGGTACTCATAACAACGTTCATTCGGAGACACATCTGATACATCAGCAAGAGTGTTTTTTGCATCTTGTATATCAATATACTGCATGTCCTTGAAAAGCATATCTGTGGCGATTCTATCTGCAGTCAGAACAATTGATAAGGAAAGTAGCTGTTTATCCGTTTTATCGTCTGATGCGATTTTTTTCAAAATCTCCTGCTGGATATTTTTAATCTTATCAACACTCATTTCTTCCAGCACCGCCACGAAGTCTTTCCCAGCAAAGCCATAGTTTTTCTTAAGAATATCAATAGTATCTTGCGGATTTTCGAACAACTTATCATGCGTGCATTCCACTTCAAGGATACGGTTTACAGCGCCGCCCTGGTTCACGTAGGATTGCAATGGATACTCACCGTTTGTGAGGATACACAACTTCCACGTGCTTTCTCTTGTTAACCCCAGTTCTTTGTTGGACCTGGTTTTTCCTTGACCGGAACAGAGGTCATACACGATTCGCTCAAAGTTTTCCTCAATCTTCTTATCCTTCTGGCTTGTATCATCAAGGATAAGGGGGAGATTATTGAGCATGTCAGCTTTTACTTCCAGGCCAACATCCGAACTCTTGAAGTTTCCTATATACTTGTTTTCGGACGGATCCGCCCAGACCGAAGCGGCCAGCATGTGGGTAACAGACTTTCCGTTTCCAGTAAGGCCCCATAAATCGGTAAAAAATGGAAGTGCATCCAGTGGCTTAATCAGAACGCTGGCGAAAGACGCTGCCAGCATAAACTTAATTTCGAATTTATCCTGATGCCTGATCTTTTTTACATGCTCATACCAAGCTTCCCTATCTCCTTTTACCTGAATGGCTTCAAAAAGTTGCCTGAACTTCGCATCCCCATCAAATATGATTTCCTCACTGTATGGCAGAAAACCGTCTCCAATCCATCCAAGCTTTCCGGACGAATATTGTATTTCTATGTACTCATCGTTCAGATTTTCCACATCCGATAAGTACCTTACAAGGTGTTTAGCAGTTTCTGATGTTACAGCTATCCCGTTCTTGGATAGCCCTACAATCTTGGACGCAGTTGCTACGACATCTTTTGGAACAATAATCTCTTGCCATCTATTGTTACGTTTAAAGGCAATTTTTATCTGCTCCTCGCCTGTCTGAATATTTTTTAGGCGTTCAACCGGCAATATAGGATGATAGCAGGCCCTAACATCTGTTATTCCAGTAGTAGAATTCCAAGTGCAAATTCCATCATCTGCTGCAATCCAGTTTCCGCAGGCCATTCTATCATATGGACTATCCGTAAAGTTCGTATAGTGTTCTACAAGGCTAGCTTCTTTTAATTGCCTCTGGATGTCTTCCCGTTCTTGCCTTTTTATATCTTTTTGCACTTTTTTGTATGCGTTTACCACGCTTGTAAACTCTGTTTTGCACCTCAATTCAGATGCTCGAAGCGCAAGGCTGGCCAACAGTTCAGCCCTGTAAATCTCATCCTCCTGATTGAACACCTCATCCAGCACTTCCCGAGACATAATGGATTTCGAATCCAACTTGTTCAAAGGAACCATCTATATTACCTCTTTTCTAATACGGTATACCATTCAATTCTCCATGCAGGTACAGTGCTTTTTGAAGTGCATTCCATGCTTCACACCATCTGTCAGAAAGAGGACTCCATCGCTCGATTTCCGCCCGATAAAAGTCAATATCAGACAAGCATTCATCCAATTCGGCCTTTTTTTTCTGCTCCTCTTTACGCTTCATTTCCATCTGCTTCCGATGATGATATATTGCCATTCTGGAAGAGAAATCCGGTTTCTGGTAAGTCCCCCCAAGTATGGTAAAAGCTGTCTTAAAATCGCAATTATCCATGTTCTGGACGAATGTAAATATGTCACCTGTTGCACCACAACCGAAACAATAATAGCTGTCTTTATAGATTTTCATGGATGCAGTGCGGTCTTTCGGGTGAAAAGGACAATTTATAAATCCGGCTCTGTTCGGAACCATTCCGTATCTGCTCAGAACATCTCTCATACTGTGCTGCTGTTTAATTGTTTCTTTATCCATTTGACAGAATCTCCAAAATCCTTTTGCCAGTGCCTTTCTTGTCGCAAAACAGAAATTCAACACCATACTTGCGCTGCATCGTGCAGAGAATCTTATACAAGACGTCTCCGTGCATGACTTTCTGTTCCTGTTCTACCCAGACGCCATTTTTTTTAACTCTTTTCTTCGCCCGGGGATTCTCCCACCAGAGAACATCGTCCAGTTTTTCAATCCCTTTTCCATGCTCACACAGGAACACGAGTTTTATCCCTGCTTCATTTGCCCGGATAATCTCAGCACGGAATCTTTCATGCTGTTGGCATACATTACCGCATAATTCAGAAAGATTTTGTTTCCGGTCAACAACCAGTCGAGGGTTGTCATAATTCATGTAATCCCCGACATAGAGCTTCGACACAAACCATTTTTCCCCTGCTGCATCAAATGCTTTTTTAATGCCATCAATAACCTTCTGATGTTCCCTACTGTCAATTTGTATCATGCGAACGGCATCTCCTCGTCAATTCCATCTGGAATGCTCATAAATCCGTCTGGGTCTGTTTCTGGATGTGGCGTCTCTGACTTCTGCTGACTCTGATTAGAACCTTTGCTTTCACCAAACTCAATTTCTTCCACAACAATGTCCGTTGTGTACACCTTCTGTCCGTCACGATTGGTGTAACTGCCGGTCTGAATTCTTCCAGATAAGTCCGCTTTCATTCCTTTAGAAAAATATTTCTCGATAAATTCTGCCGACTTTCCGAAAGCGATACAATTCAAAAAATCTGCTTTCTGATCAGAACCCTCTTTCACGAATCTTCTGTTTACCGCAATAGAAAATCTTGCAATAGATGTTCCATCGTTGGTATACTTGATTTCTGGATCACGTGTAAATCTTCCTGTAAGAATTACTTTATTCATGCTGTTACTCCTTTTCTGTATGCTGTTTGTCATAGTCAATTAACATCTTCAGGCATTTCTGACCTTTTTCCTTGGTAAGAGACTTAATATCGCTTACCTTAAATCGAGCTTTAATCTGTTCCAAAAGTTTAGCTTCCGGGTACTTATCAATAATGTTTTTGATTGACATAGTAGTCTCGGAGCTAATCATCTCGGTTTCTTTTGCCGGTTCCGCTTTCCTACCGGACGTTTTTTCTTTCTCTCCTGTATTGGTGGAATCACTGTCTTTGTTATCATCAATACAGAACAGTCCGTTTAAAGCGTATTTCCTGGCATAAGATGAAGCTGCGCCTGTCACCTGTGAAGAATCCATGCCTTTCTTAGACTCTTCTTCCCTTGCATAAGCAACGGTTGTAATCTCGCCAGTATCTTCGCAGTCGTTCAGATGAGCTTCTGCTCTGACATATATTCTGTCTCCAACAACTTCCATCCGATCTGTGACACTTAACACGGTCTTTGTTTCTGCCAGAAGCGGTTTTACGGCCTCCAGAATATCCTCACAGCTCCTGTATTTGTATTTCCCGAAGGAATTGTACTGCCCTTTAGGGGCTTTCAGTTTTGACTGAATAATCCCTAACTTCTCATATATATTCACTCCTATTCCTCCTTGTCATAAACCACATGTTTACTTCCCTCAATAATCAGCAAACTTGCGATATCCTTCATTGATAAGGTTGATTCGTTATAGATTTCAACCAGTGCGTTGTATGCAACTGTTGATACTTTCACAACCGGGTTATCTTTATCAGTTGCCGGCTGCTTCTTTCTTGCCGGAATACGGATTTCAAATTCACTCACCGATACTTTCCTCCTTATATGATTTCTGAGCCGTTAAAAGCCCATTCAGAGCCTGTACATAGCTCGCCAGCGTCCTCGCCTTGTACGAACTTTCAATGTAGTTATCAGCTACAAGGGAAAGCTGCTCGTCTATCAGGGCAAGGATCTCGTCAATTCTCTCCTGCATCTTTTCTCACCTCACTAAAGAAACAGTAAACATTGTCAGAGCCATCTCCCCGTGCTGGATTCTGCTCGCCGCTTAGAAAGATTCCGCCAGCACAATGATACTCAAGATGGTTCAGATACATGTCCGGGTTCTCCCAGTCAAGAATGTACGCTTTCCGTTTATTCAGTTCCTCCAGAAGCTCGTTCACTGTCACTGTTAGTTCCATTGTCGGCAGGAGCTTCAACTCCATTTGATTCAACATTTAACGGGCACCTCCCATCTATCAGAAGTTCCAGCAAGAAAGCTTTGATTATTTTGAGACTTTCACGACTTTCTTTTTCGTAAAATGGATTAAAAGATACATTCTGATACAAATCCCATTTAAATTTGTCTTCGGGAAGATTAACATCTTCCTTCCTTCTAAGTCCACATACACTCATGCCATAAATTGAATAATTGAACGAGGCGTTTGCTGTCGGAACTTCATTTGCAACTCTTTTACAGAGTTCGTAAATTTCGTCAATCTCTTTCTTATACATTTTCATTCTCCTTTCCCTCTGGCGTATCAATATCCCAGAGAATTCCATATACGATTGTTGTATTCATCACCGCCGCAAAAAGCTGTCTGCCCGATCCGCCCCACTGCCAAAATGGAAGGAACGTGGAAAAACTTCCAATCAGTGCGGCACAGATGATGTTTTTCAGATTATTCACTGATACCTCCTATGATCCACGCAAGGTTGCTTGCTACCAGTGCAGCTGCTGTTACAACCCACGCTGTGAACCATCTCCTTGATTTTTTCTTACTTTCCTCGACAATTTCAGTCGCAAGTGCTACTTCGATGTCAGCCCATGTTGGCTGATTTTCGTTTTTAATTTCACTCATATCGTGCTAATTTCTCCTTATTTGTCTTTACAATTAGCAGATAGAGGCTTATAATTAACCTGTATCCACTAAGGCGTTTTAGTGGGTGCAAAGCTCCGGGGTGGAGGTGTTGGCTCCCTCCGGGGCACTCACTTATTAAGAGCAGCCTTGCCTTTCCAAACATGACCAGTTACTTCATAGACTTTCCTAGGGCTTATGATGTATGTGATTCGTCCACCGGAAAGGCTTTTTGCTGGCTTGTTATTCTGCACAGCCACGCCGATCGGCAACCATCCGTACACAATCCCTGCCCGGATTGCTGTAACAGGAAGTCCGATCAATTGGCTCGCGTCGGCTACGGTCAGAATTTCTGACGAGAATTCCGGCATCTGTGGAATGCCTGATATGATTCTTGCAACCTCTGCAGCGAACTGATGAACTTCTGCATTTTCTTTGACGTAAAGGTTTACTTCTTCTGGGGTCATAATTATTCACCACTTTCTTTTTCTTTTACAAAATGCTTTTCCATCAGGTCGGCAATCATAAGGTACTCTTCCACAATTTTGCCCTCTCTGGTATTTTTTACCTGTTCGCGGAACTCTGGAATTGTTCCTAAGAAACAACCGCAAGATACTCTGATCTGCTTATCTTCGCACTGAAAGAATGTAGTTGTACGGAACTGAGTGCCGAAACCATGAATGGTTGTATAGTCTGCATTGCCGTAGACCTCTGCATTGCCGTAGACCCTTGCATTGCCGGAGACCTCTGCATCGCCGTAGACCTCTGCATCGCCGTAGACCCTTGCATTGCCGTAGACCCTTGCATTGCCGGA